CAATCTTAGGCATATCTGGATGATCCAGAACGCCTTCCCATTCAGTTTGTAGATTTTCAGACAAATACATTATTGTATCTCCTTTTGTTATTATTTAAATTTTGATTTTTGAAATTGCTTGCACAACTGAAGCGACATATGGATCTGCGGATACTTTCTTTTCGCTACCATCGTCTTCTACTTCCTCATGAAGTTGCGCCACATTGGCTTTCTTTACACCAGATGGGAAATAATTCTCACGAATTGTCTCAAGTTTTTCTACGAATTCTTCCTCTGTGGAAAATTCTACACTCTCTGCAAGTGTTTTGATTTTTTCTACTTGAGTTGCTGTGAGACCTTCGCACACTTCATTTACTAGTTGTGTTTTAATTGCTTCAGTAAGTTGTTTTTTATACTGAACATTTGCTTCAATTTCTTCGTTCAGTTTAACTTCCAGTTCTTCAACTTTAGATGCAAGTTCATCTACCAGTTCTACTTTGTCTTCTGGAACGTTAATGTAGTTTTCAGCAAACAGATTACGCAGACCGGCAATAAAGTCTTCTGTGATTTCTGAACGCAGACCGCTTTCAATTGCGATTTCGTTTTCTTCCATCCACTGCTCTACCACGTAGTTTAAGTAGTCATCTACTTTTTCTGTAAGTTCTGCTTTGATTCCTTCAACAGCCTCAGCCAACATGCCAGCATATTCTGCTTCCATTTGTTCCTGAATCTGTGCAACACGGTCAAATACACGCGCTTCAAAGATTGTAGCAGCTTTTGCTTTGAAGTCTTCAGAAATGTTTTTGTCATCAGCAAACAATGAAGCAACATCTTCTTTCATCTGTGCTTTCATTTCTTCGATTGCTGTTTCATCATCAATCATTTCTTCTTCTGCACGGTCTTCTTCTTCAGGCATCATGTTTGTGCCTGAACCTGAACGCATGTTTTTGTCGCCAAGTTGAACATCGCTTGATGCCGATGATGGCTTCATGTTCAGAGATGATTGATTAGAACCTGATGAATCTTTGCCCTTGTTTGCCAACTTAGCAGAGTTATCATTGTTCTTATAATTTTGTGGTGTAGGACCGCCCAAGTCTTCAGGTGTTCCAGAATTACCTGGAGTAACAGAAGGTAACTTAGGCATTGGCATACCACCAGCGGATGACTTGCTTGATGCAAGAATTTCTGCTGCGGCTTCCATGAGTTTATTTGTTGCCATTGAATATCTCCTTATGATTTCTTATTTATAAATTTTAAAGTTTTCGTAGAAAGGTTTCGAAAAGTTGCAAACCAACAGTTTCAACTTCTCTGCGTGATGCTTTACGAATTTGGTGTTTAGCATAGTCGATGTCTGACTCGACGAACTTTCCTTCTACGAATAACCATTCTTTGTTCTCCATGATGCCCTGAACAAAAGCACCAGGTGCAGAAGGATCAGCAACGATATCAGCAGCAGTTGCAAGGCGTAGATCATCTTGAACCAAATTGTAACCTTCTTTTGTCATAACGACAGAACCCAAAGCACGTGAAGAAACACCAAGACCGACACCAGACTCAATCAAATTCTTTGCGATCAAACCATATGGTGTTTCCATGATGAGTGCTTTGCCAACAAATGTATTGCCGTTTTCTACCAAACTTGTAATCTTGTGTGACACACGTTCCAAATTGAGTGACGGTGTGTCTGGATGTCCGAGTTCACCAAGCGCACGATTTGTGTCAATGTATTCTTGTTGATATCGTGCAACTTCATTACGAAGTGTATCCATTTTATACATACGATTGTTTCGGTTGACTGCATCACCAACCAAAAATATACCTTCAATGTATAGATTTTTTTTACCGTCTTCTGTTTTTTCGGTAAGATATCTTACATTTTCAATATGTTCTTTAATAAGTTTCATTATAGGGCTACTCCTGTATACGGATCGACATTGTATGTTGCATACTTGGCTAGTTCCAAAACAACTGTGCCACCAGTAACAATTTCAACTACGATGCTTTGGTTATTATTATTTGCAATTGAGTGTCCATACTCATCAAAATCCATACTACCACCACTATGCAATGCCAACAATGGAACGCTATTGCGAACAATTCGAATATTTCCATTTGTTGACCATTTAACATGACGAATATCTGCCGCGGTAACAGTTTCAATGGTTGCGTTTGCTCTTAGATCATTAAGAGTAATCGTATATGTGCCAGCATCAACTGCGCGAACAATAGATGAACCTCTTAGGGTGTTTGTAATTTCAAATGGCATTTTATCTTAGTCCCATAGATTTTCGACGGCGCATTGACATCTTTCTTTTTAACAATGTGCGTCTTAGTTTACTTTTTCTTGTTGTTTTCCAAGAACGTTTTAATAAACGTGCTTTACGTAATCTTACTGTTGCGGGTATACGTTTAACGGTATTACCAGAAATGCGATAACCTTTAAGTCCAGATTTTCTTACATTACGCTGAACTATAATTTTACCTTTTTTATTGCGACGAATACGGCGGCGTACTTTTGTGATGCGACCCATTTTTACGATATTTGGATTGCGTTTTTTAGCCGCTTCTTCCAATACTTCTTCGTCAACTTCAATTTCTTCAAACATTGCATCAACGACATATGGCTTTGCTTCTTCCATTCTCACAGAAGCAATGTCGTTTAGACGCTCAAAGATTAACTCTTTGGCTTCGTCTAATTTATTCTGTAGAATTAAGTCTACAAAATTCATACAATTTTCCAAATGTTGTTACAGATTCAGTTAGTTGTTGCCAAAAGAAATTTTTACTGTTTTCTTCTAACTGACTGTAGGTGTTTATAATTTGTTGTTTTGTTTCTTCATTAAGGGAAATAATATTACCGTCATTTAGTAACAATTCTTCCGACTCAACAAGTTCACGAATATATTCTTCTGCTTGAATTGGATTATCAATAGAAGGACCATACGGCACACTGAACACACGTTTGAGTTTATCACTCCAATACATTGCAATTCTTGTGCCATCAGGATACAATCTGACTGCCTTACGTTTAATTACCAATACAGCCGGTGGATCTGGCATCAATGGATATGCAGAACCTACACTATCCATTCTTGCTTCTTCCAATTCTTCACGAACTGCTTGTCTTGCTCTACCAAAAATTTGTTTGTTATTTGAAACCAAATCTACCATACGATTGAAAAGGTTACGCATGATTTCACGGTCAGCATTGTTGAACTGTGGGCGTTCTTCACCCATCTTGTCTAAGATTTTGTGGATGCGAGCCAACTGTGCTTTGTTGGCTAAACCAGCACGAACAAGTGCATCAAACTTAGAGTAGTCTGACTTCTCTTCTTCTACGATAGATTTGAATTCAAGTAACGACTTCATTCTTGCTCTACGGTTTCTTCACTATTGGCAACTTCTTCGTCGCTTTGCTCTTTCCCACCAAATAAAGTAGCAGCCATTTCTTGCTTACGGCCTTGGAGCGCATCGAACGCTTTTGCGGATAAAACATTTTCTATACCTTCTTTTGCTGCAATGTTTTCACCGGCAGCAATGTTGTTGATAATATCTTGAATTTCCATAATAACCTTTCTTATCTGCGTCTATTATTTATACTGACAACTGATTTGTTTACCTCATCGTCAAGACCAGGTGTCAATGACTCTTCTGTTTCTTCAGTGTTTTCAACTGTATTATCTTCTGGTTCTGCTTGTGGTGCAGCACCTTGTGGTGGTCCACCTAACACTGGACCTTGCATGTCATCGGGCAAGGTGTCTTTTTCTTTTTGAATCTGTTCCTGCATTGCTTCAATTTCTTCATCCGTCATCATGAGAATCTTATTCATCACATAATTATTGGAGAAGTAGCGACCAACAAATGGATCAACTTGACTTACCATTTGTAGTCTATTTTGTAGCAACTCTGCTTCACGCAATTCGGTAAAGTTATTGTCTTTACGGAAGTCGTAGTAGATGTCTTCTTTAAAATTTTCCCATTCTTCACGTGTGCATATGCCCTTTAGCACTAGTTGCACTTTTAATGCTTCATCAAATATTTGCGAAAACTTATTACGCAGGCGAACAACAAACTTTGCAAACTTTAATTCATCACGGGTAACTTCCTGTGAACGACCAAGTCCTGCTAAACCACCTTCTTGCGATTCAAGTCTTGAATATGGAACATTAAGAGACTGTAAGAGTTTCTTTTGGAAATATTTTACGTCTTCTAGTTCACCTAAGTTTTGCCCAGCCGGTAATGTGGTGATTTCGGTACCTTTACCACCTTCACGGCGTGGTAGCCAGAAGTCTTCAAGCATTGACATATGCTTACGCTCATCACGAATCTCACCAGTATTTGCATCATAAACCAGTTTATTACGATACTTGATCATGATGTCACGCAAGTATTGTTCTGCTTTACCACGTGGTAAATTACCAACATCAATGTAGAAAATGCGGCGTTCTGGCGCACGTGAAATACGGTAGATAACAATCGCATCTTCAATCATTCTTAACTGATTGAGTGGCTTGATTGCTTTGTGTAGATACGAAATAACAAAAGTATTTTTTGCATCCATCAAACCAGAATTGACATTAATGATTGAATCTGGTGCAATACGAATGCCTTGACCTACGTTTGATGTAAATGTTTGAGTTGTGGTGCCTCGATCATTGTAGACATAGTATTCAGCAACCGATACAACAATCATTGCACCTGTTTTAGGATCACGATCTTTTTTGATCTCACGCACTTTGCGTATCTTGCGTGGGTCAATGTATCTAAGTTCTTGAATACCTTCTTTAGGATTCTTGTCATTGACTACGATATGATAAAAAACTCGACCATCAATATACCAACGTTTAAAAACATCATCAGCCAAATTACTAAAGTTCAGCATCTTTAATACAGTGTTGAACTCTTCAATAATTTTCTTTTTGATTGTTTCTGGTTGTTTTAGATTGTCAAGAACAATATCTACAACTCTACCAGATTCATCGTGCGTAATGGCTTCATTGACAATTTCATCAATAGCCATTTGACACTCGGGGTGATTGGACATCTCACGATATCGTGTGATGAGTTCAATTTCATTACGAACTGAACCTTCTAAATCAACATAGGTACCGTAGTATGCATTTTGCGTAACGGTAACTGCACCATCATCAACGGTTGCAGAAGGCAAAGCAAAGGATGCCTGTTCAGGCTTTTCAGCCTTGACGACATCCTTTGAGCCTATAGTAAAGCCAAACAGGCGCAGTGCCATTAGATATACCTCCACGAATTATCATTTTTTAATCTATCCCAAATCATTTTATATGTATGTCCTTCAATTTGTTGTGATGCTTCACGAATGCTACCGAATGTACCATAAGGAGTTTGAATTGCTTTAGCATTATTATTTTTGCTGCCCGATTGAATCACATGAGGTCTTTTGCCACGCATGTTTTCTTTATGTTGTTCAGTTTTTGAAACGCCAGTAAGTTTTTCTCTTGCTGCTTTTGCTGCTAATGGTTGAGCAATTTTTACGTGTTCTTTCAAATGTGCAAGATGTTTTTCTCTAACATCTGGATGATGTAGTCCAATTTTAGTTTTTTTACCATGAGCCTTTTTATCAACAACGGTGTTGCCGCCTTGACCCTCTTCATTACAAAGATTAGCCCACTCTTTAGATTCAATCACATTGAACTTTAAAGAATATTTTTTAGCAACTTGACGAAACTCTTTCTCATCTTCAGTGACAAACAAGCAGGTAGTTTTTACATTATTACCATGTTGTTTTATATGTTTTTTCCAATAAGTGCCAGAGCCTTTATATTTTTCACATTCGGAAAAAGAAGAAGCGACATGCTTACACAAGTATTTTAAACCTGTGTCAGCATGTTCTTTGACAAGAAGGTATAACGCCATTAAATTATCATCCTATATTAAAAAGTAGGGCAATTGCCCTACTCTTAGACCACACCGTCTGCAACTGCTTCCCACCACTGATAGGTCAGCGTTACAGAAAACTCTTCAATTGTATCATTTGAACCCCAATCGACATCAATTGGTGTGATGTCAGATGGGAACAAACCAACGAATTTATATTTCTTGATTGAATTACCCGCTTTACCAAACTGAGTAACTTCACCATCGACTGTATAGCCTAGTGGTGTAGTTGCAATTGGATTACGAACGTTCAGATTATGACTGTTGATGCCATTCATCCAACGCTCAAATGCATTGCGAACAACAAAGTCTTCATCGTTGATAATTGTTACTGTCCAATCAGCAAAAGTGCGATTACCTACAAACTTGAGTTCACGACCAAAATATTGAACAGGCACAACACCCAGAGTTGAACCTGGAAGTTGTGCTGTCTTACACATGAACGTCATTTTTGTTTGTGCATTTCCTGGTGTTGAGAACCCAGGAAACGGCATCGATACCTCAAATAAATTTGGGCGGGCACCGTCACCTGTTAATTGTGAACGGAACTGATTTACGTTAAATGCCATTTATTATTCTCCTGTTTCTCTTTTATTTAAGCCGCGCCTACCACTTCATTGAAACTTACACCTGTTCTTACTGCAACGAAGTTAAGTTGAATGAAATTAATGGAACGAGCAGGTTTAATGTAAATATCACCAACAAATTCATTACGGTCAATAACTTCTCCTGTGTTGTTTGTTTCGTCACAAACTACGCGGTAATCCGTAATACCACGGCGACCTTGAACATCACGTAAGAATGGTTCTACCAAAGAAACAAACTGTGCGCGTGTAAACTGATCGTTGAATTCAAACAGAGAGAAACGCGCTGCACGTGCAATTGCTTTTTCTAATACGATAAACAAACGACGAACATTGATTCGATCAAATGCGCTTGGCTTACTCAACATTGTCTTATCACCAAACAGAACTGTGCCTTCACCTGGGAAAGAAACAACAGGATTAACACCCTTTTGATACAAAGTATCACGATCTGTTTTCGTTGGATTCCATGCAAGTTTAATCACATTTTTAATGATACCACGATTCATACCACCAGGTGAGAACCATGGATCACGCTCATTATCAGTGCGAACACATAAGCCTGCAATGTCACCGTTCAATGGAATCCAACGATAAACATCACTGTATTTGTCGTATTGATACTTATAGCCTGAATCTAATACAGCATATGAAGAAGATGTAAGAGTATCACGATATGCGGTAACATCAGCAGCTTCATTGCCAGCATTGTCAACAACATCTGTTTTTTCTGGTGATAGAAACGCAACACAATCTTTACGAGATTCAACAATATTGCTGATAACATATCCTGCAATCGTGCTATTACCTGTGCCAGTTACACACAGAGAAATATCAATTGATTCTGCATTCTTAAAATTATCCCATGCTGTAGTAATCTGTGAAGTGCCGACTGTACCGTCTGCACCACTTGACAGTGAGTATTCAACATTTGCAGTGGTAGTTTTGAATGATGTTGCATTAGCAGTAGAACCCCATGCTGTACCAGAACTCAGATTTGCTGTTGCTGGATGTGCAACCCACCATACATATTTTGATTTACTTGAAACTACATTTTTGTAATAGTTGCTATTACCTGAATCATCTCTTGCATCAGATGCTTTTGAAACAAACGCATACTTTTCAAGAACTGTTCCTGATGTACCAGACCACAATCCATCTTCGTCTACAACAACAATGTGAACTTCGTCATTTGCGCCACCAACATTAGACACATATGATGATGTTCCTGTGTTTGCAGTAAATTGTGAACGATATGGCCATGTTGCAAATGTTCCTAGATCAGCCATTGAAACTCTTAATGAATTACCAAGTGCGCC